GGCGCATTGTTCGGCGGTGCCGCCGCGCAGCTCCACCAGGGCGGCGGCTGCCATGGCGCTGGCAGCGCCGACCTCGGCCTGGCAGCCGCCCTCGGCGCCGGCCAGCGTGGCGCGCGCGGCCACAACCTGCCCAAACCCGGCGGAGACATACAGCGCGCGGCAGATGGCTTCCTCGTTATAGCTGCCGCTGCGCCACAAGGGCAGCAGCACCGCGGGCAGAACGCCGCAGCTGCCCGCCGTGGGCGCGGCTACGATGCGCTTCATGCAGGCGTTGCACTCGGCGGTTTTCAGTGCTTCGGCCATGACGTCGGCAAAGTAGCCGTCGGCGTAGAGCACGCCGCGCGCCGCTGCCGCGTTGACCTTGGCCGCGTCGCCGCCCGCAAAGCCGCTCATCGAGCGGTCTGCGCCGCAGTAGCCGTCGCTGGTGGCCTGCATGACCGCCCACAGACGGTGCATCTCGGCCTCGCTTTCGGCGCGGGTCAGGCCGCTTTCGGCCAGATCGCTCTCAAGGATGACCTCATACAGCGGCTTGCCGCTCTCCTTGCAGAGGTCGATCATCTCATGCACGGATGAAAATGCCATCTTTCCCGTCCCCTTACAGATTTAGAATCGTGACCTTGACGATGCCCGGCTGGCTGCCCAGCTGCCCGGCGATCTCGTCCGGGATAGGCTCGTCGCACTCCAGCACCATGACGGCGTAGCCGCCCGCCGTCGAGCGGTAGAGCTGCATCGTGGCGATGTTGACGCCGTGCTGGCTCAAACAGGTGGTGACGGCTGCCACATGGCCGGGCGTGTCCTGGTTGTGGACGATCAGTGTGTTGTGGTCTCCGCCAAAATTCGTCGTGATGCCGTCGATCTGGCAGATGTTGATCCGCCCGCCGCCGATGGACGCGCCGACGACCTCGAGCTTACGGCCCGACGCACCGGTCAGCCGCAGCACCGCCGTGTTGGGGTGCGCACCGCGCAGGTTTGTGGTGCCGATCTTAAAGTGCAGCCCGGCCTCCTTGGCAATGGAAAAGCTGTGCGGGATGCGGTCATCGTCCGGCTGCATGCCCAGCAGCCCGGCGACAAGCGCCCGGTCCGTGCCGTGGCCGCGCCCCGTGGCGGCAAAGCTGCCGTAAAGCAGGATCTCGGCCTCGGCAGGCTGTTCCCCCAGGAGCCGCCGCGCCGTGCTGCCGATGCGCACCGCACCCGCCGTGTGGCTGCTGGACGGCCCCGTCATGACCGGGCCGAGCACATCAAATAACCGCATAACGGACACCTCACTTATAAAATGGTATAGAATGAGTATAGCGGATTTGGCGCGGGATTGCAAGGTACGGGCAGAAAAGGAAGAAAATGTTAAGAATAACAACACTTCCCTGATAAATTTTTACGTTTATCGGGGAAAGTGTTTGAAAAATGCGGAGAGAGGTTGGAGACAAACCGTTTCCGGGATGGCACGGAAACGGTAGTACGATACGAAGATTGTGTGTAGGCACCGACGTAGGTATCCGTTGCGTTTTCTGGTGCTTTAGGGCTTTTTTTACGAATATTTACGAGCAGAAAGGGGTGGAAAATATAAAAAGAATCAGCCGATATTCAACGTATTAGCGTTAAATATCGGCTGATTTGGCGGAGTAAGAGAGATTTGAATTTGTTACAATGTGCGCTATGGTGTGGAAGATTGATTGTTTACGAAAAATATACGAACCAATGCGGTTTATGCGGTGAAGTGTGCGTTGAGGATCCGTGTGGCTTCATCGACGGCGCTGGCCTTGGCCTCGGCGTACCAGCGCTGGGTTGTCAGGATGTCGGCGTGGCCCATCAGCTCCTTGGCGACCTGCGGGCTGATGCCGCACTGCACCAGCGTGCTGGCGAACTCATGCCGGAGCTGGTGCGCGGTGAAGTCCGGCTCCATGATTGTCTTGTACAGGGGCGCACCGTCCTTCGATTTCTTGCCGGTCTTGTAGCGCTTGCCGCTGTCGTGAGCGTGGCCGATGTTGATACAGTATTGCAGCCAGGCGTTCTGATACTGACTCTTTGTCATGGGCTTTGCGCCGCCGAACAGAAAAGCTTCGTCGGCCAGGCCGTCTAGGCGGCTGCCGAGCGCATCCTGCAGGGGCTTGAGGATCGGCACGGTGCGGTAGGCGCTGTCGGTTTTCGGCTCCTCCAGCTCGGGGTAGTTGCTGTGCCAGACCACGGCCTTGCACACGCGGATCGCGCCGTCAGCGAGGTCCTTCTTCTGCAGCGCCATCACCTCGCCAAGGCGCAGGCCGGCGTACATCATCATGGCGGGGCACAGGCCAAAGCCCTCGGGGTGGGCCTTTACATCGGCGACCTCCTGCTCTGTGGGGGCGCGGCGCTTGGTCTGGGGCAGGCCTTGCGGCAGCTTGAGCAATGTGCAGGGGTTCGCATCGCCGTGCATCTCGGCGCACCAATACTGCCAGATCAGGGAGAGCACCGACTTCTGCCCGGCAATGCTTTTATAGGCGTAGCCCTGCGCGGCCATGTGCATCAGCTCGCGGTTGATGTCGGTGCTGGTGATCTCGCGCATGCCCTGCCCCTCAAACCAGCCCTTGGCAAGCTCCACCTTGTGGCGGTAGCCCCGGCGGGAGCCATACTTGATGCACGGCTCCTTGGCGCGCCAGAACGCCTCTGCGACCTCGCAGAAGGGGTCTCCCCTGTCCCGGCGGGTGCTGGCCTCTATGAGGGCCGCGTCGAGCTTGGCCTGCACCTCCTTTGCGGTGCGGCCATAGAAGTGGCGGGTCTTGCCATCAATGACGCGGCAGCGCTCGATCAGGCCGTCCGCGCGTTTTTTCGTTTTTGCCATGTAAAAACCTCCTTACGATACACTTTGACAAGCGTGGCCGGAGGTGATACAATACAGATGCTTGGTCGGTATTGTGTCCACTTCGGACACGCTGAGCTTGAACGCCTGCGGTGTTGGTAGCACCGTGGGCGTTTTTTTATAAAAACATACGTAAAATACGTGGTTTTCTATTGACAAATACGTAAAATACGTATATAATATATACAGAACGGAGGGAAACCAAGATGCCGATGACGCCCAGAGAAATCGTGAAGCTGCTGGAAGCCAATGGCTTTGAATATGTCAGCTCCAACGGTTCGCACCGCAAGTACAGGAACCCGGTCACAGGCAAAACAACCATTGTTCCCTTCCATGCGAAAGACCTTAAACCGGGAACCGAGAAAAACATTTTAAAACTGGCGGGGATCAAAAAGTGATCCCCGCCCCAAGGGGGCTATTTTATGCGTTTCGTTTTTTATCCAGCTGTATTTCATCCCGAGGAAGTCGGCTATTCGGTTACCGTGCCCGATGTAGAAGGCTGCTTCACGCAGGGCGATGACATGAACGAGGCCGTAGCTATGACGCAGGAGGCCATCGGCCTGATGCTGGAGGATTGCAAGGTCTACCCGAAGCCCAGCAGCCCTGCCGACATCCGCACGGAGCCCGGCGATTTTGTAACGATGATTCCCTTTGATGAGGCCGCCTACAAAAAGCAGCAGAAGCCTGTCAAAAAGACACTGAGCATCCCGGCATGGTTGAACGAGGCCGCGGAAGAAGCGCACGTGAATTTTTCCGGTGTGCTGCAGGATGCGTTGAAAGCAAAACTGAATATCGGTTGACGATCCCCTGCCCTGCCGGTTTGCCCGGCGGGGCTTTTTTTATTTTAAGCTTTAGCTGATTTTTTAATGGCATCAAGGTTGTAAAACTTTGTGCGGCGGATCACGTTGCGGCGGCCTTCTTTTTGAACTACCGAGAAATCCTCGGCAGTTGCTTCCTCGGCCAATTCGCCGCTCTGGTAAATGTTTTTTAGATGCAGGGAGATGTTGTCTGCGGAGCAATCAAACAGCTGCGCCGTGGCCTTTTGCGTCAGCTAGATGGTTTCGTCCCGCACAACGGCGTTGACAGAAACATCACCCTCGGTGGTATTGTAAATCAAAAATTCAAAGCTGTTGGGCATGGGCGCTCTCATTTAAAGTGGTGTGGGTGTGTTTGGAGTAGTTTTCCGACCTCGGTTTGCAACTGTCACTCCAGTTTTTCAAATACCATGGTTGCCTGAATACGGTCACCGCCCATTAGGCCTTTGCTGCCGCTGCTGGTAGTAGAAATCGTGTGCAGGCGATACCCCTTTGCAGCCTGCTCATTGATGACATTTTCCAATTCCGTCAGATTGCCAGAGCCGGTTCCGATAAATTTTTCTTTCAGAATGACTTGCAGCACAACGTAGTGGTAGTTATTGCCGGATGCCCTGGAAAATGTGGATTCCTCCTGAAGCGTGTCAAAAATGCCCATAATAAGTACCTCCTATTTTATACCGCTGTTGCGGTTTGTTACAACTTCCTGCACAGGCCGACGGCTTTGCCTAAAACCAATGGGTGTAGCCTGTGACAAGCCCTTCGATTTGGATGTTATCTAGCTTAGGCCCACTGTACATCTTTGGCCGGTAGGCACTGTTGGCAGGGACTAATGTGATGGTGCTGCCGTCATAATATACGCGCTTGAGGGTGGCCTCTTCCCCTGCTGGTCGGTATTGTGTCCACTCTGGACACGCTGATCTATACGCTCACGGTGTTGGCGCACTGTGAGCGTTTTTTTTGTTATACTTAATAACAACGTTTACAAGGCGTATAACCCCAAGACTCGGCCTGCTCAAGTGTCACCTCGGTTGGATTTTCCATGCCGCTGCAGCTCGGGAGGCGGTGGTATTTTGTGCCGCTGTTGGCGATGTAGACCATGGTGGGCTTGGCCTCGGCGGGCTCCGGCGTGGCTGTAGGTTCTGGCGTCGGGGTCGCGGTGGGTTGCGGTGTGGAGGTCGGCGCGGCTGTGGGCTGTGGCGTCTCGGCGGCGATTGTCGCGGTGGGCATCGGCGGCTGTTGGGTGCTCTCTTTATTATTGCCGCCAACAATCCCGAGGATGATAAGCACGGCCCACATTACTGCTATAATGCCGGCGCGGGCTTTCTTGCTGAGCTTGAACATGTCCGTGGTCCACAGCCAGTAAGTCAGAAGAATCGGCAGGAGTGCGATACCCAGCAGCAACCAGAGGCAGCCGTTTTTGTCATTGTCCCCGCGGCCGGAGCTGCTGCCGCCGGATGACTTAGCGGTGTCCCTTGCCTTGCCGCCCTTGCCCGATGATGTAGAAGCGCTGTATGAAATCCCAGTGCCGGGGATACCCACAGATGCCGTCCTACGCCCGTTGGAGCTGACGGTATAGTGTGCGCCCTTGCCGCCGAACGAGACGCTTGTGCTGTTCTTGTTCAAGTTCAGCCGCACGCCCGGGGCAATTTTTACACTTTTGCGGAATCTGAGGCCCATGTGAAACACATCCTTTACAGTTTGCGGCAGAGGCCAACGGCTTTGCCTTCGATGGTGATGGTGTTCATATCCTCGCCGATGCGCAGGATAGTCGGAAATGTGGGGTTTTCGGCGCGGAGCTCGATGTGGTCATCGAACAGAAACACGCGCTTGAGGGTGGCCTCGCCATCGATCAGGACGGCAGCGACCTCGCCGTTCTCGACCATCGGCTGGCTGTGAATGGCTACGACATCGCCGTCTTTGATTTTTGGCTCCATGCTGTCGCCCTGGCATAGCAGCGTGAAGTCGGCGTGCCAATCGCTGGGGACTTCATCGTAGGCCTCGACATTCTCCTCCGCGAGGATGGGTGTGCCGCAGGCAATCTGCCCCACACGCGGGATGCGGTCCCGCTTCGGCAGCGGCTGGAACCCGGCGGGGATGGGTGCGACGCGTTCGACCTTCCCGACCAGATAATCGATACTTGTATCATAAAACTTGGCTAATTTGATTAGGACCTCCGAACTCGGTTCTCGAGTACCTTTTTCGTAATTGACATACGTTGTGTACGGCATACTCAGCGCCTGGGCGGCCTCTTTCATATTTATGCCTTTTTCGGTACGCAACGCTTGCAGTCTATTCATGACGTTGCCTCCTTCCCTTATAACTATGATACACATTTTGAGTAAATAGTCAATTGAAAATACCCGAAATGGGCAATATGCACAAATAGTGAATACCCATTTCGGGCACTTTTTTACTTTACAATTACTCAAAATGAGTATATTATAATATACAGATACCCAATACGAGTATTACACAAGAAAAGTCTTATAGGGGGTGAATTTGATGCCTTATCCAAATATCAATGCTGAACGTAGCAGAAAAGGCATGACGATAGCAGACCTCGCGAATGCGCTGGGGGTAACAAGGAAAACGATTTATAATTGGATGGCGCATGGAAGCATCCCGCAGAGTGCGCTTGAAAAAATGGCGACGCTATTCGATTGCTCGATAGATTATCTACTCCAACAATAGTATTGTGTCCACGTTGGACACAACTCCAAGGGAGGGGAAACCAATGAGCGAAAATAAATATCCCCAGACCGATGAAGAAACTCGGCCCGGGGAACGGAAAGAGCCTGAACACAGACTAAAGTGGGAGATGCCGGATACCGGTCCGGTATACCATTCCCATAGCGACAGCTTTTTACTCTGGTTTTTGCCGCAGTTTATTCAACATGTTGGTGAAGTAATGGTTGGCGTCAGTCTTTGCCGATTCATCGAACTCTACGGAAATCGCATTCCAGAACTCATTCAGCTTCTCTTTCCAAAGTAATGGCTCAATTTTATCCGCTCCGGACATTGTGCACAGCTGCCGCAGCGCTTCCGCTGGGGCGCTGTCCTTCGAGAAAAGCAGCCTTGCATTATAAAGCGCCGCAATTAGGATCGCCTGATTTTGTAACGTTGGACTGTTGAGAAATTGCATCGCCTTATTAAATACCTCAGAACAGGCGTTGCGCTTTTCTTCCCGCAGAGTTTGCCATTTCATGGTACGCCAGCTTACCCACGCACCCAAAGCAGCACCAAAAACGCCACAAAGCGCACTGAGTATCGTTAAAATACATATCCCTCCCTTCCGGCTCGATTATAGCACGGCGGGGATACAAGCTACAAGGAGGTGAACGCTATGCTGCAAGATGAACAGCGCACGCAGGACATCCTGCGTGCGTGGTATGGCGATGGCCTGTACGATAAACCGTCACCAGCTCCGAAAAAAGACGCTCCGCACAGCTGCGGACTACTGGCCCATGTCTTTCTTCATGTCGGGGAGACGCTGATTGCCATATCGCTTTATGAGTTCCTGCTGCGCTTTCTGCCGGAAATCATTCAGGCAGTTGCCGCATTGCTGTGAGGGATGGGCTGTAATCATCACCAGCTTTTCAAGCTCTTGAATGCTTTTGTCTATATCGCTGTCAGGCGTACATAAAAGCTGCGCCGATGCTATTGATGCCAACAAAGCAAAGCGGTATTCCTGCGGGTCTTCAACCCAGCGCGCATAGGTGGACAGCACCAGCGAGCAGGCACTGTGTAATTCTGCGCGGCGCTGCTGCTCTACCGCTGTTTTGCGTGCCATGTAAGCACCGACAAAGACGCCGATAACACCGAGGGTGCCGCTGACCGCAGTAAGAAGCAATGATAACCAATCCATTTTTATACACGTCCTTTCTGCCGTGATTATAGCACAGCGGGGATACAAGCTACAAGGAGGTAAGCATGGCACGCGAAAAGCAAGGCTACCGGGATGCGCTGGAGCGCATCCGGCATGAGGCTGCGGGAGAGCTGGTGACAGTGCCCGAGGCCGCACACATCGTTTACGGCACAGACCCCTACGCTGCGCGCAAGGTCTGCCGCAACTTTGAGGGCTGGATCGGGGCCGGGCGCGACAAGCGCATCCCGGCCACCGCGCTGGCGAGGCAGATCTGCTGATGACAACGGATGATCTGGCCTGGGTGCAATCCAGGCTTAGGAACTGCACCAACGCCCGCCGCCAGTTGAGAATCTGCGCCGAGTGCCTGTGTGTGGATGAGGGCACCCTGCTGGAAAGTCTGGGCTATGCCAGTCTTGACGCTTTCCGCGCGGCGCACCCTCAAAACAAGCAACCCGTCGGCCCGCCTGTTGAGCGCATCTGCAACCCTGTGCCGCCGGAGATGATGATGGAGAGCATCCTATACTACTACGGCGGCGCACCGATCAGCAGCGTGTGCAGGATGATGGGCTACACTCAGACCGTGACGCCGGAGGCAATCCGACATAGAGTGTGCAGCTGGAGAAAGAAACACCCGGCGCTTGCCGCCGGTATGCCGCACAAGCGGCCAAAACCGAAAAAGGAGACCGAAGCCATGAAAATGACCTATGATGAGGCAGGGCTGCCCGCCTACGCCTACGCCCGCAGCCGCTACACTAACAACATCGTCCGCATCGTGCGCGGGGAGCGCGCCCTGTTCGGTGTGGTGGAGCAAGAGGCCGTGGACACACTGAACGAGGCTGCGGGCGTCAGCCGCGCCCAGGCTGCTGCTATGTACGGCGGGGCCGTGTGCGGCTGGGACAGCCCGATGGCCGACCCCAACAACTACAATGAGGCCGGTGTCTACATCGGCCCGGAAATGGAGGATAAACATGGAGAAGAATGAGACCCCCAAAAACCTCGCCCTGCTGACGGCTGACGAGGTCACGCTCAGC